CATCTAAGGATGCAGTTACTCCCGAAGCCAAAAAGTGGCAAGGATTTGGGACCGCACTTAAACCTGCGGCAGAGGCATGGCTATTGATCGCCAAGCCGTTTACAAGCGTTCCGTTGGATGCTATTATTTCTGAAATTAATAGCAATTTAAGAGAAATAATATGCCAACAATTACATGCACCATTTGTTCAAAAGATTTCCATGTCAAACCTATTAGGCTTAAGCGAGGAGTCAGATTTTGCTCAATGGATTGTCGTAGTGTTGAATACGCAAGAGAGCGCCGATTCATACGAAAAGACGGATATGTTCAAATCACCGGAAATGGAAAAAACCTGCTTGAACATCGTCGTATTATGGAAGTCAATCTTGGACGCATTCTTACGCCTAGAGAACAAGTCCATCATAAAAATGGAAACAGATCTGATAACAGAATTGAAAATCTTGAACTACTCGATATTGCCAATCATGCAAAACATCATCACAAAGGACGGGATGAGTCTAAGTGGGGAGAAACCCAATGTGACTCTTGTTCAAAATCTTTTAGAAAGCGCATCTCTGAGATTGCAAGGCTTTCTGGAAATTTTTGTTCAAGAAAATGCTTCCATAAAAGTGGGAAACTTAAAATCTCAGCATCAGAAAAAGCAAGAACACGTAGCCGAAATAGCAAAGGATATTTTATCTGAGAATTGGATTTTAGTCCGAAGGCCGCTAGGCGTAGATACGGTAGCAAAGAATGTTCAGACTTGGGGAACTGGGGGTCTTAACATTGATGAGAGTAGGATAGTAAAAAGGGATGTTGTGGGGAAAAAAACAAAGCCGAATACTCAAGGCCGTTTCCCATCGAACGTAGTATTCAGCCACCATCCTGAGTGTGAGTTGGTTGGGGAGAAGGAAGTTAAGAGTGATGATTACAGAGAAAATCCTAGTACAAATAAAACAACATGGTTTGGGGCTAAAGATGGATCATATATTGATGGAGTTAGAGGTTATGGCAAGGGGGGCAAAGAAACCGTCCCAGATTGGAACTGCCATAAATCTTGTGCGGTAAAAGAGTTGGATGGGCAGAGTGATACCGCTTCAGGTGCCAGCCGTTTCTTCTATTGCTCTAAAGCCTCGAAGGCAGATCGGAATAACGGTCTTGATAAATTGCCGAAGGGTTATGGCAAGCGTAATTTTAGTTCTGGTATGCAGTATAAACAGCAAGCGAATGGTGACAGGACTTCAATAGAACAAATCCCTGAAGCCAACACACACCCAACAGTTAAAAACACAAAACTAATGGAATACCTAATCAAACTAGTAACTCCTCCAAACGGTGTTGTCCTAGATCCCTTTATGGGTTCAGGCTCGACAGGCATAGCCTCTCTAAAAACAGGATTCAATTTTTATGGTATAGAATTAGAGCCAGAGTATTTTGAAATTGCAAAGGCGAGGCTAAAGGCGTTGGTAAAATGATTGTTTCAGAAAGATTCAAATCTTATTCTATATTCTCAGAGCAAGAGGCAATAAACAGTCTAGCTAAAGAAATAGAAAATTTCTCAGATGAAGAACGTGAAGCCTTCTTTACGTGCCTCACTGATTCTGAATATGAAAGAGAGATTAACGGATTAGAATTAGACCGAGAAATCGTCGGAGTGGAACAATGGATCGAAGATGATTATTATATGGGAGGGGTTGGCAAGTCTATTTGGAAGCCCTGGAAAGATGACCTTGTAGAGTTGTTTGAGTCGGACGAATATTCTAGTGCTGTAATCGTAGGAGGTATTGGATGCGCTGAAATTTGTTTACCTGTAATGACTTCAGAAGGTCTCATTCCAATAGGCGACTTGTCAAGCAAACCGCACAAATATCTAAGCTTTGATGGATCGGGTTACAAGTACGTTCAGGGCACTCAATCATTCCCGAAAGGAAAGGGAATGCTCTATAGGGTTTCGCACGATGAGGGTGAATTCACCGTGACTGGAAACCATTTAGTCATGTGCGCTGATCATCGTTATCGGAAGGTGGAAACCTTATCGCCATTAACTCCAATTCTTTCTGCCTCTCTTCAGCAAACACAGGAGAAAAATGGTATCTCATATGTTCAGCTTGTGAAGGGAAAAGTCTTAGATTGTCTGGGTGATCATTTAAAGGATCTTCATTGCGGTGATGAACTACTTCTTCTTCTGTCAAATATCGGCCTAGCACTTTCTCCATTATCAAACGACTTTCAGCAATCGTCCCTGGGAAAGAAGGATGGTCCTCTGAAACTAAAACTCTCTTTCGATCAGGTCGCCGCCTATTTGTCCGGCCATCATAATATGCAGGATTTCGTTTCCCAGTTGGAGGTCCAGCTTTCCGATTGTTTAAGCCACTCTTATGCAAGAATTTCTCAACAGAGTTATGAGTTCTGCCGACATCTTCTGCAATCTGGAACAGAGAAAGACCTTGATCGTATAATTCTAAAACTTTCTGCTTTTGCTCGACAGACATTCCTAACTTTGCCTTTGGGTTCCGATCACCGAGAGGTGCTCCAACATTTGTCCGTGGTAGATCATTTTTTCGGCAGTACGCCTCAACGACAGAATTTGTCACGCCACAAAGCCTTGCAATCTCGCAGTAAGGTCTTAATCCATCTGATAACTCTCTTATTTTCTTCTTTGTCGCCTCAGAAGTCACAGAAGGTTTCTTTGGTCGAGGCAAATTCAGCTTCACGACATACGCAGCTACGCTCGATGTTGAAATACCTAGTCTCTTGGCAAGGTCAACAAAGGAGGTCTTGCCGTCAGAGTATTCGATCAGCTTATTTAAAATGTCTGGGTTTAGTACATTCGCCATTTAGTCAAACTCCTTTACAAACCTCTATAATAAGATCGATAGAAAAAGTAAAGACGGATTGGTATTGGGATCTGCAAGTGCCTGGGACTAACAACTATGTTTCGGGTGGTGCGGTTCATCATAATTCAGGCAAATCGACATTCTCCCATCTAGCAACAATCCGAATGTTATACGAGGCCTCATGCTTAAAAAATCCTGCTGTCAGCTATGGCCTCTCGCCTAACTCAGTAATCGGCTTTTGTAATCTAGCAAAAAGTAAGCAAACCGCACGAAAGGTTGTCTTTGAAGGTATCGTCGAAAAATTGGCAGAATCGCCATACTTCAAATATGACTTTGCTCCTCTAAAAAATCTCAAAGAAGAAATTCTTTTCCCGAAAAATTTATCGATCATTGCCGGTAGCTCAACTGATACCAGCGTTATCGGTATGAATATTTTTGGCGGTATCTTTGATGAGGGAAACTTCATGAGAGAAGCTGCAAAGAAAACCAAGGCAAACATGGCCAACCAAAAAATTTGGGGTAATCAATCCAAAGCAGGTCGGCTATTTGAAGCAGTCCAGCGCAGAATGAAATCACGCTACATGACCAAAGGTAAATTGCCAGGGGTTTTAATTGTTGTTTCATCAAAAACAACTCACGATAGTTTTACCGAGCAATTAATCAGAAAAGCACAAGCATCAGGCAGCACTTCTACATTCGTCAGAGATCGCAACGTCATTGATATGAAACGTGATGTTTTTGAAGATGAGACCTTTAGAGTCTTAGTCGGTAGTGAACTATACCCTTCTAAAATATTGGATAAGGATGAAAGCAAAGACAAATATCCTGGTGGCATAATCATCGATATACCAGTCGATTTCTTAGATGACTTCAAGGAAAATATCGGTGACGCATTGCGAGATATTGCCGGTGTTTCAACTATGGCCATATCCCAATTCATGAAAGAGCCTGGTAAAATCGATGCAATGGATGATGGCCGAGAGCATCCATTTATGTGCGCCTTGATGGGTGACACTCAACAATGGGATAGTAGACTGCCATATAAGATTCACTGGGATCAAATCGCTAGGAGATTGCCAAATGGAGATTGGGAGCCAAAGCTAAATCCTCACGCTAAAAGGCATGTGCATTTTGATCCTGCGTTAACCGGAGATGCTTTTGGAATAGTCGTAGGTCATATCGAAGGCACGGTTCCGGTTTTGCAATCCGGCCTAGGGCATGGCGTATATGAACACCAACCAGTATTCGTTGTCGATTTTGTTTTGCGAATTCAAGGCGAGCCAGGTGAGGAGGTTTTGTTTAAAGCGGTGAGACAGCTTTGTTATGGCTTTAGTCATCATGGATTTCATCTCGCAGAATTTACCATGGATACCTACCAATCTCGGGAGATGGTCCAAGCCTTGCGTGAGCAGGGCTATAAGGCTGGCATCTATTCCGTTGATACAGGGATAGGCTCGATGTCTGAGGACGGTTCAGAGTCGTCCAAAGAGAGGCAGATGGAAGGTGCTGGCGAAGGTCGCAGAAAGCAGGCCTATCGATATTTGAGACAGACCATAATGGATGGTCGTATTAAGAGCTATCGATATCCAGTTTTGTTCGAGGAATTAAAGCGATTAGAAGATGGTCCGGTTATGATTGACCACCCTGAAAACGGATCAAAAGATTGTGCCGATGCTTTGGCTGGCTGTATCTGGACATTGTTTAGAGCCGATTATTATGTTGAGCCTCTTTCACCTGTATTAGGGGAGTCAGTAGTTATGTCGGACAATGTAGATTTTGGAATGATGGTAAACGAAAATTTTGAGCCGAGAAAGGTTCATGGAGATGCGATCGAAGTCAAAAATCCCAATAGGCCTCTTGCGCCAAGAGATTATGAAAAAAGAAAAGGTCCAAAGACGTTGAAGCCTACATATCGTAAAATAGGGCATGACGGATCAATTGAAGATTTGACTATGGTTCCAGACGAAATTGACTTAGACAACTATATCACCAGGGGGTAGTGCGGTCTTTATAGTCTGTCGATAAAGCTGTATAGTCTAGGTTCCAATATTATTTAGAGGTAATCAAAAATGAGTTTTGCTGGCAACACTTTAGATTTAATTCGAACAGTGATCAATCGCAGAAATTTAGCGCCAGTAGGACCGAGTTACTTTGACGCAGTAAACAATAATTCTGCAAGCTATAGCAATGTGACGATGGGACCGCAAAACGGTTACAACGATTACCTGACAGATAGTGTCAAACTCGATCAAGATCTGATGTCACGATATGCTGACTATGAGGATATGTCTGACTTTCCTGAGTTAGGAAGTGCCCTAGATTTGTATGCCGACGATGCGACCGTGCAAGATGTGATCACAAATAAATCGATGTGGTTCGAGGCTGAAGATCAAACAGTCGAGCAAGTATTAAATGAGATGCTTGATATAAATATTAGGGCTGAAGAGTCTCTTTGGGAAGTGACTCGTAGCATGTGCATGTATGGCAACGAGTTTGATGAATTGATGGTTATGGATAAAGTCGGAGTGATTCGAATGAATCATTTCCCTGCTCCATCGATGAGACGAATAGAAGACATGAACGGAATTCTTTACGGCTTCATTCATGATCCGAGCATGTCATTCAGAATGGACACGGCTTCTTTTATGGGGAGGCTTAAGGAGAAAAGTGCAGGCGAGTTAACACCTATGCCTTCAGGGGGTATGCAGGATTTAATCCAGGTATTCGAGCCGTGGGAAATGGTTCATTTTAGATTGCGTGGCAAGTCGAGGAGTGATTTGTACGGCTTTTCCAGTCTCGAAGCTGCAAGATGGGCTTGGAAAAGATTGACGATGATTGAAGATGCTATGGTGCTTTATAAGCTGACAAGATCTCCTCAGAGATACGCATATTATGTAGACGTAGGCGATGTTCCTCCGCAACAAGCAAAAGGTTTTTTGAATCGGATTAAGAATGAATTCAAGAAGACTAAATTTATTGATCCGAATTGCTTGACTGGTGACACTTTAATTCCTTTATTAGATGGCTCTCACAAGTCAATAAAAGAACTAGCGAATGAGTACGCTAAAACGAAAAAAAGTTTTTGGATCTACAGTTATGATCTAGTAAGGAATAAGGTTGTGCCAGGAAAAGCTGTAAATGCTGTATTATCTGGTGAAAATATTCCGGTTTATAGAGTTAGATTAGATTCAGGTGCGGTTATCAGATGTACAGCCGATCATCCGTTTTTAATGCGTGATGGCGAGTATAAGCTGGCAGCTGATCTATCTAAAGGCGATTCTTTGATGCCGCTTTATTTGAATGAATTAAGGGCTGATGGTTATACCGGATTTCGTGATGTACCATGCGGTCGTAGATTTTATAAAACAGGGAAACAAAATAATCATAAGGTCGTCGAAGTAGCTTTTGATGGATATGAAGATGTTTATGATCTGGTAGTTGACGAATATCATAATTTTGGATTGACTTCAGGAGTCTTCGTCCACAATACAGGTAAGCCGAACTTCAGGTATAACCCGATGAGCCAGGATGAAGATATTTTTTTGCCGGTAAGAAAAGGGAAAAGGTCAACAGAAATCGAAGTCCTTTCTGGACCTGACGGACAACAAATAGACGATGCTCAATATTTTCTCAACAAGATTTTTGCAGCATTAAAAATTCCGAAGTCATATTTGGGTGCTGATGAAACGGTAGGTCGTGCGAATTTGTCTCAACTTGATTCGAGATTTTCAAGAACAGTGATGAGAATTCAGCGAGAAGTGAAGAACGGTTATAACCAGATAGCCCGAGTAGATTTAGCTGCGAAGAATATAGATCCCGACAAAGTAGAATATGAATGTCACATGGTCATTCCATCAGGCGTATTTGAGTTAGCACAGATGGAAGTGCAGCAGGCTAAATTGGATCTTGCTCAACGATATAAGGACGCAAAATTTTCCGAGTATTATGTTTGGTCTGAGATTTTAGGCATGGCCGACGAGGACATCGAAAAGGTTCAAGGTCAGAGGGTAAAGGAGCAAGGAGATGCTGGTGCGTTTGATGCCGATGGAGTTGGGACCATGGGTGAGGTCATGCCGACAGCGATTGATCAGGCGAGAGACAAGATGGATAAAAAGGCGAAGGATAAGACCGATCGCATCTTAACGGAGATAAGCCAGAATCAGACTAAGTTTGCGAAGAAAATAAATGAGGTCAAGGCTCTTACTCAGGAGTTGAACCATGCGACTCGCAATCAGAAGTATTACAAAGGTCGAGAAATGTAGGTATTGTTATGTATCGTCATTTTATAAATGAAACAAATTCAATGGCAGCAGATGTCATTTCAGAGTCGATCAAGCCGATTAAAACCTATTCTTTCGATGTAGCTCAACGCTTGCATAAAAAGCAATGGTTGAGTGGTAAGCATAAAGAATGGGAGGATGAGGACGAATATTTTTTCCCATTTGAAAGATACAAAAATCTTGCCAAAGGTTTTGTGTTGGTCAAACTTCCTATGAGGGATTTAGAGACTTCAGAAGGTAGCAATGATCGGGTGAAAAAATATGCCAGTATTATAAAATCTGGAATAGATATGGGACCAGCGTGGGGAGTTTACGGTCGATTCAAAAGAGATGGCGATTTCGTAGAGCCTCACAATAAAGGCAAGGTATCGATTCTTGATGGAAATCATAGGACGGCTGCGAGCAGAAAATTAGGTAAAAACACTATGATGGTGATTATGCCTGACATTTCATTTCAAAAGTATTCAGAATAGTGGGTTTCTTCTCGGTGCATGAGCCTATCAAAGTTCGGAGATTAGTGGTGGTCGGCAATCTTCAGAAATCTTTGATTCCAATATTCGATAGCCTTGCTTGCTCCTAGATAAGTCCGAGTGCATCGAGCAGGGCAGGTTCGATTTTTGCATCGAACCGAAGAAATAAATAAATTCTTCTTACCTGGCCAAAACTTCTTAAGCTCGGCTTCGCCATTGCAGAATGGGCATGGTTTGATTGGATCAAAGTTCATCAAGCCAATCTATCCCATCATAAAAGACATCGAGAGGATCTTGAGCAATGCCATAATCCTCTTCGTCGTGGTCATATTCGCAATTATAACAGTGAACCCAATAATGCCCTGATTCTGCCCATTCATCGATTTCAACTGAATCACATTTTATGCACTGAGAGATTAGCTTCATGGCTGTTCCTTATATGCTATAATTGAACTAAGGTTTAGATCACTTACTATTATGTGAAAGATCGCTTTCAAGGTAAAGCTTTGAGTGGAGCTAGGCGGTCATCTCAGTGGGGTGGTGAGAGCGTGGAAACAGAAGTTAAGATGCCATCAATAAGCGGATATTATACTTATAAAGAAAACACTTATGGAGTGATTGGTGAATGCCTAATTATGTTAAAAGGCGACAGAGTAGCAGGCGTGATTTATGCAAGACAGGGTGAATTATATGTCAGGTCGGCAAAAGACTTTAAAGCTAAGTTTGAGAAAGCAATCGAAAAAAAGAGGTAAGGCATGGCGACATTAGGTGGTTCTTTATTCGTGAGAAATGCAATCAAATATGACTATTGCGTTAAAGAGGCGATAGCGAGTTTAGCGGATCTCTGCGATGAGGTTTTTATTCTGGATTGTCAATCGGATGATGGAACGACCGAGATGTTGGCAGAATACTTAGCGAAATTTCCGAACGTCATTTACCAGACTAATGGCGATTGGAATTGCAAACCGGACTACCATAAGTTAGCCGATCTTGCGAACGCCTGTATTAAGCATTTAAAAACCGATTGGCATTTCATGCTTCAGGCCGATGAAGTAATTCATGAGTCAAGCTTCGCAGCTATTAGGCGGCTCACAAAGAACCCTCCGCAGGGCAAGCAAACGATAGCTGTAAGACGATTAAATCTTTATGGCGATGTTGATCATCACATCAGCCTGACTCTTTCTCATAAGCCTTGCAGCGATCAGCCGGTTAGGATTGGTACTCGGGGTATTTTATCGACAGGCGATGCGGAGTCATTAGAGTGGGCAAATACCGACCGCACTCGGCTGGATGAAATTATTGTTTACCATTATGGTTATGTGAGAAAAGACAAAATCAATATTGATAAAGCGGTTGATATGCAGTCCTGGTTTTTCGGACCTAAAGGACAAGTTGATGGCCGTCTTTTAGAGATGCAGAAAACAGGTAAATGGGAGCCGTATAAATTAATTGCTAAGGAGTGGTTGACACCAATCCCGATGGGACATCCGAAGTATGCAACGGAGTGGGCTGACGATCGGAGATACTGAAATGGCTACTACTGTTATAATTGCTGGTGTTGCTAGGGGTGGAACTAGCATGACGACTGGTTTGATTCATGCGTTAGGGGTGCATGTTCCACATATGGTCAATGCTCAACAAAGAAAATATAATCCGCAGGGAAATTTCGAGAATTTTTTTGACTGCGGTGGAATTGTTCAGAAGTTAAATGCTCATTTAATGCTGCCTGAATACGATGGCACAAAGTTACCGCCTGAGAGCGTTGTAGATAAATTGGCATTTCAATACGGTCATGAGTTGAGACAGATGTTTGTAGGGGATCATGCCGAAGGAAAGGATATATGGGCATTCAAATTGCCAGGGAATAATCCGTTTATTCTGCCTGTGTTTTTGAAGGTCATTCCCAATTTAAAGATTGTTCATGTAAGACGGAATATTGAAGATAATGCTGCAAGCTATAAACATCTAAGTAATGGCAGATTATCTTTAGACCAGGCAAGGACGGATGTTCTTAAATGCAGAAAAACCTTTGATCTTATTTTAAATGCGTGGTCAGGTCCAAAATTTGGAGTCGGTTTTTATGCTTTAAAGAGAGATCCATATCAGTATGTAGACAGCCTTTCTAAATTTCTGGATGTAGTTCCTCCTGACGACATCAAAGAGAGGATTAAAGATTTGATAGATCCTGAATGGTCCACTATTGATAGGTTTTAAATGATATTGATAGCTGGCGTTCCAAGATCAGGCACAAGTTTTATGGGGAGAGTTTTTCGCACCCATGGTCCATTTATGGAACCACCGCTATTTAGCGCAGGTTTTAACCCTTCATATAAATATAATTTAATGGAACCATCGGCTATAGCCTCACTTTGTTTCACTGGTGCTTCGATTGATCAGTTTCGTGCTGCCTTCAGAGAGATTGAGAGCCAATGGAAGTCAGATAATGAGTTAGTTATCAAGGTGCCTCAACTTAGTTTTTTTCCAGAGATATGCAATGAATTTTCGAAAGTTATCCTTTGTCTTAGAGAGATTGATGAGTTG